ATGGACTTGGTAGATGACATGTTCACCATGCCCATCAACGACACATGGCTAAAAATGAAGGACATCACACTTGAAATCAGAAAGATCAGAAATCGACCAACGATACTCGAGTGGTTTGAATACCTCTACAATGAAATGAAGAAAAGAGAACAGAAGCTTCAGTAATAAAAGCCTAGGCTCAGTTTCTCGCGCACGGTTTTAGTTGGCGGCAGGTTAGCCCTCCGGCTCTTGTCCAGGTGAGCCTGACGGAGAAATGTGGGCTATGAAACTTGATGGAGTTAGATAAGATGTCAAAAGAATTTGACGATTTGGCCAAAGAAATACAGGAACGGCTCACCAAGGTCGAGGAAGCTGTCGCACAGAAAAGCGAAGACCTCAGTCTCTACGGCAAGATGACGATGCGAGAGCTCTACGCGCTTGCCAACAAGAAAAAGCTCACCGAACAGCTTCACAACTTCTATGAAAGCGACTACGGAAAAATGACCGTCAAAGAATTGCTCACTAGCACTTCCAACGTTGCATTGCCCAACCTGGTTCAGTCACGAGCCCTACTTGAACTCAAAAACTAGGTAGACGCAAGAGACCTATGCATGCGCGCTAGCGTGTCTAAGGGCTCGGGGAAGACAGTTGACACTCAAATAATAACGCAACCGGCATTCAGCGAATGGACCGAAGGCTCAGCGCTCGCAGCCGCAGACCCAACATTGACCAAGCGAACGATCACAATGAAGCCTTTCGGCAAAGTAACCCAGATCAGCGATTTACTGGCAAACACTTCTGCCGTCAACTTTGTTGAGCAGATGGGACAGGTTCACGGATCCTGCGTACGCCAAGGCATCTTCCAATACGTCGCCGTAGCCCTCTCAGCCGCTGCAGGCGGAAGCCTAAGCGCAGCCTCTGGCAGCACACTCACGTTTACAGAAGTAGCTTCAGCGATCAAGAATCTCGCCAACAACGGGTTCCAAAGCGACTTCATAGTCACGTCACCAGCCAACATGTGGACAGCATTCACAACCGACTATGACAAGAAACAATTCTATGGAGCACTAGCCGACCTGCTCGCGACAGGCAAGGTTCCAAGAGCCCTTGGACTCGACTGGTACGCAGACCCCTACTGGGACACCGTATTCCCAGCAGGACAAAAGACACTTGCTTTCGTAGGCACCAAAGGCTTAAGCGCTGTTTGGGCAGGTTTGCAAGAAGAGCCTCTTGTCGAAATCTACCGAATCCCAACTGAACTGGCCAACTACGTCATCACGCACATGGACGGCGGAGCAATCGGCGGAATAGCCAACAGTATCCAGAAAATCACGTACCAAAGCTAGCAGTCCTCGATTTGCTGCTGCTTCTCCCCTTTCTTAGATCCCTTCAAGATGATTGATCTTGCACGAATGAATAGAACCGAGCTTCTCTGTTTGGCACATGGGCTCACGCCTATGCTGAGGCTAAACGAGAATCTCATCATAGCTATTGATGACAGCGGTAACAGCTTCAAAGTCGTGACCCTGCCCAAGCATGATGAAGTGAAAACACATCTTCTAGGTCCCAAATGCGTAGGTCTATGCGGTTACGATTTGAGAAGACCACATCTGACGTGTGGCTGTTGCGGGTGGCGCCTAGTGAAAGAAGGCAAAAGAGAGCCCGTAGAGCCCTGCACCGTCTACTTTCTCACAATAATGCACAATCGCAAACATCCGAAATTGAAAGATTGGCTACTGAAAAAGTGGCTGAGCGCTGCCGAATACATCGCTAATAGGTGAGCAAAACGGTCTATTGCACCAAGACAGATGTGAAGGCCTACAGCAAAATAGCGTATACTGATCTAGGCTATGCCAACGACTCTGCATTCGACACTTTCCTGGACAGCCTGATGTTGCTCGCGCAAGGCGTCATCGCTGACTACTGCAACATTCCAAGCGGCTTCTTTGAGACAGGCGGACTTGCCTTCACAAACGAGCTTCACGACTATCAATATCCATGGATCGAACTTCGCTATTACCCCGTGCTCTCAACTTCAAAAGTCGAATACAACGACCAAGGCTTCGGCATAACACCAAACTGGATAACAATCACAGTCCTCGACTACATCCTCAACACGTACACTGGACAACTGATGCTTGTCAACAAAATCCCAGCTATATCTCCTTTGAGCGTGCGAGTGAGCTACACAGCCGGCTACAGCACAACTCCTGACGTCATAGAGCATGTTTGCATCCAGCTCTGCTGCAACCTGCTTCATGAGATACTGCAGAGAAAAATCAATCCGCAGGTTCAGGCCAATGAGATGACCTTCAAACTCATCGTCCCTACAGCTCTCAACTCAGAACTAAGAGCGATTCTTGAATCCTATCGCAGAAAGAACGTTGCAGTCGGATAAGCCTTTGAGCATACAAATAGAAGTCCAACAGCGCGGACTCGAACTCAAGCTCTTTGCTACCGCAGTTCATGACAAACTCCTGCCCAAAATCGTCAAGGCCGCTGCAGACTATGGCTATGCAACGATGCTTTCCAAGGTTCCAGTAAGAAGCGGGCGACTCATGGGAAGCATCGAAAAACACGTGCAAGGTCTACACGGATCAGTCGGACCGACAGCACCATACGCTATGTACGTGGAATACGGCACAGCTCCACATATCATCCAGCCAATCTTCTCACGAATCTTAGCTTTCGAAGTTGAAGGCCGAATGGTATTCACATCCATTGTGAGACATCCGGGAACAAAGCCTCAACCGTTTGTTCGCAAGACAGCAGAAGACGTGAGAGAGAAAATCCCCGAGTTATGGAAGGACCTGTTCGCTGAAGAAGTGTCTCAATGACCAAGTACTACGATGCATACAAGGTAGTGTTTGACCAAGTCAAGACCAATCTTGAAGCGATTTCAAGCCTGAAGAATGTGGTTCTTGGAGAACAGTTCAAACTCACAGAAATGCCCATGGCTGTCATTAATCCAGAGCCCACCGAAATCAGCCAAGCAACCATCGGCAGCATGCTTGAAAGCAAAATCGGTTTCAGTATTATACTAATGATTAGGGAAACCGAGCCATCCAACTGGTTCACAGACATCGTCTCAATCATGGGCGACGTCGTCGACAAGATCCTCAGCAATCGAACGCTCAATAGCGCAGTCAAAGACGTAGTACCAACTTTCTTTAGTCCTGGCGAGATCCGAACGCAAGGCAAACTCTACTTCGGCGGTGTAGTCCGGTTTGAGACCTTATTGTTCTTCACGCCCTAGGTGGTTGTTTGCTTCAGGAGTTGAAACTGCACTTCCTCAAGAAGCTCATCAACCCCATCATGACTTTGTTGGACAAGCTCTTGCCCGAAACCGAGCCCCATTATCCACAAACGAGAATGCTAGAACACCTTTACAATCAGTTCTTTCAAGTGTTCAAACTTCAAGTCTACGAAGGCATGTATGACAACGTGCCTTATCAAACCTTGAAAGGTCTTAAGGATAGTAACTTTCAGCATTTCCTTTTCGCCTCTCGCAAGATCCTCCTGTACATTGGAGAAAACGACCGATACTACCGTGCATGGATCGGCTTAGCCTTCATCCTTGCACACGCCGAATATGATAGGGCTCTTGCAGAGTTGACGCGAGAGGAATTCATTCGAAGCCACTTGGAGCAGTGGGAGATCACTTTCAACGCCGTTCCCGAAAGCCACTTTCAGCGTCACAAGCCTGAGTTTCTGGACATGATGCTCTCAGCCTATCTGAGTAACCTGTTGCGAGTGAGAATCACCATGCGTGGTTCTCCGCAAAACAGCAAAAACAGTAAGGAGTGAAAAGAAATGGTCAACACTACACCTGTGCTAGGCCGAAACGGCAGCATAACAATCAGCGGAACAGAAGTCGGCTACGTGAAAGGCGTCACATTCGACTTGGAAGCAGAAGTCATCAAAGAATACAAATTCACCAGCGATCTACCCGTCGTCCTGGAAAGTGGGAACAAGAGCTTCAAATTCAAATTCGAGAAAATGTACATCGACACCACTTACGCGACTATGGTTCTCAACGGCACAAAAGTCACAATTCTCCTAGGACCTGCAAACAGCACACCAACCGGACAACCAAAGTACACATTGACGAATGCGATAATCTTCCATCACGGATTCAGAGACGAACAAGACGGCATAGTCATCGAAGAAGGCTCAGGCGAAGCATCAAGCCTCACAATCGGAACTTACTAGGAGCCCCTGCAAATGTCTAAGAGCCCTGCAGAAAAGGGTCGAGAGCTTTTCGAAAAAGAAGATACAGCTGATAATGGGCTGGCAAGGAAATTCGATCCAAAGAAGATTCTTGAAAAAGCAAATGAAACCAAAACTCTGAACGACCCAGTTCTAGGCGAAGTCAAGTACACGATTCTGACAACTGGAGACCTCTTCAAACTCGACAAAATCACTGAGAAAGAAGAAAGGGCTCGTATGACGATCTTTCTTCTTCTGCACAAGGCTTACCCAGACCTGAAGAAAGAGGATATTGACGAGTTTCCGGCTGAAGTGACAACACGACTCTGCGAGCTGATAGCGGATCCCGGCAATTTTTTCCAGATTCCGCAAGTCTCGAAAGCTGGGTCAGAGTCAACCAAGACGCGCAGTTCATTGGCTTCATAGCCCACGAATTCGGCTACACCCTCGACTACATCGAATCCTTGAGCCCGTTCCAATTCGAGTTTCTCATGAGCTGGGCGACATGGTGGTACCGCATGCTGAGGAAGCGTTAACGTGAGCACCGAAATCAACATTCTCCTACGTGCCGTAGACAAGGCAAGCGACGTCATTCAAGGCGTGGCTACCAAGACTGACCGAAGCCTCAGCCAAGTCGAGAAAGCCAACCAGAAAGTGGAAAAAACCTCGAAAGATGTCGCCCTAGCATTCAACAACGTTGCCACAAGCGGCTTCGCACTCTACAATGCCGTCGACCGTGTCATGGACATGCAAGTCCAAGTAGACCGAGCAAACCTCGCAGTGAAAACGAGCCTCAACGCCGTTGAAGATGCACAGAACCGTTACAACACGGCAGTCAACAAGTATGGAGCCGAAAGCGAGCAAGCCCAAGCAGCCGCGAAAGACCTACAACTGGCTCAAGAACGTTACCAAGTTGCCTGCGAACGCGCCGACATGATACAAGGAAACCTGAACGAAGCCATGGTCCAGTCGGCATTGACTGTCATCCCAAGCCTCATCACCATGATAACAAGCATCTCAACGCTGACGCAAGGCTGGACAGCCGTAACGCAAGGCGTGAGTGGGGCTCTGAACTTCCTTGCTGCCAACCCCATCATCCTAGTTGTTGCGGGAATAGCTGCCCTCATTGCAGGGCTCGTCTGGGCTTACCAGAATTGCGAGCCCTTCAGAAACGCCATAAACGCAATCGCAAGCGTGCTGGGAGGAGCCCTTAGCTTTGCTATCAACGCCGTGTATGGGGCTCTGAAATGGCTTTGGGACACCGTTCTCGTGCCCCTCGGACAATTCATCGTTTCCGTCTTTGCCGCTTACTGGCAAGGGCTCGTCCTAGTCTGGACAAACTACGTATTGCCTGCAGTCAACGCTGTCAAAGGAGCCCTAGAATGGTTCTGGAACAACATCCTTGTCCCATTGGGCAACTACGTTGGAGGAGCCCTACTTGCAGCGTGGAATGCTTTTGCAGGCGGAATCAGTTGGGCTTACAATAACCTCATCAAACCGGTAATTGACGCAATCTCTTGGGCCTACAATAACATCTTGAAGCCGATTGGGGACTTCTTCGGGGGCATAGGTAAAGGCATCAGCGACTGGTGGGGAGGCGTCACCGGAGGCATAGGCAGCTGGTGGTCAGGAGTTACAGGAGGAGGTGGCCAACCTGCGCTGAAGATTCCAGGTGCTCAGCATGGAGGCATCGTTTCCAGACCAACTTTGCTGTGGGCTGGGGAAGCAGGACCTGAAGCGATCGTTCCCTTGAACAGAGGGCTCGGATCGGTCAACGTCACCATCAACATTGAAGGCTCAGCAGACAAGGCAACCGCAGAACTAGCTGCAAAAATGGTGACTCAGAAATTGAGAAGCGTCATCGTTGAAGCCACAAGCAGCAGTGCACCTTCGACCATGAGACGCATCAGAGATCAAAGCACGGTGTTCTGAGATGCTGCTAAGCGAACAAGTAAGAACAGTAGCCAAAGAGGAATTCCTAGTCAATGACACGACGCAGTATGAAAGCACTCATGAAAACATCCATAACTGGCAGAACCGAGTTACCAAACAAATCACTCTCTCAGAAGCCAAGCTCATCTACGTAAAATGGAACTCTATCATATCCAACGGTCAAGGTGCAACAAGAACCCTAATCGGCTCCACACCCTTGGCATCTTCAGGCTATCAGACGGGATACGCAAATCTCGATAGGGAAGCTTTCGCGTTTCTCGCTGCAGGCACCTACACTATTGCCTTCCAATCCACGTATTGGAAAGGCGGAACCGGAGGCTACGTCGCAGTAAAGAACATCATCGTCGGAGCCTTCGCCTTCTCAGACTTGGACTCCAAAACCTATGACAGTGGCGACGTTTCGGCTCCTGCAAGTCAGATCACCACGGTTCTGAGCCAGAATTTCACGACTCCTTCCGCCAGAAGACTCGCAGTAGGCACTGTAAGCAAGTACACAGTGCTCATTTACGTCTACCTTACAAACACGACTGACCGGTCAGACTCTCCCAAGAACACGAGCGAAAGCGACGACGCAACGAAGCTTAATTGGAAACTGTTCTGGACTGCAAACCAAGCTTCATGGACGGACAGAGCCAACGATTGGGGAGCAATCACAGACAACAACGGCTACGGAATCGGAGCCTATGCCCGATACTCAGCTACTCTTAGCCCCGCCACCCAATACAACCTGGTCATCAAGGTCTCAAACACGATAACAGCGTCAAGAACTGTCCGCGTCTATGCCACTGTCATCATATGCCCATGGATAGTCCCTTACAGCGAGTACATTCCCGTTAACATGGATTTTCCTCAAGGCTCGACCATGTACGTGGTTCTTGAGCCCCTTAACCTGAACCCGACCAAGAATCTGAAGCTTGGAAGAGTCAGAGGCGTCAGTTTCGGAGACTCAACCGACTATTACAGCACAATCAGTGGAACAGGAATTCAAAGCTGGAGCTACACTTTCGAAACCGTGGAAGTGTCAAACTGTCTCCTCAACATCAGCGGGGAAGGCGGCTGCATCAGCATCTTGGCAGTTGACGTAAGATGATAAAACTGAAACAGATCCAAACGAGTCTGGGAGATGCGTATCTGACTTTCGAGTACGACAAGGAAAGCGTCGTCAACACAGTAACGATCAACAAACGAGACATCGTCAGCAGGCTCTTGACCGTGAAACAGAATCTAGGGAGAGCATTAACCCTTCAGGACGCGAAGCTCGTCATAATCAGACTCATCAACGAGCTGAGAGAAGGCAAAACACCGTTGTCTGAGGATTTTGACTACAGCCAGTTCATCGGAGTCGACATCGAAACATGACCATAACCCTTGACGGCAAGACGTTGAATGTGCTTTCCTTCGGCGAAAGCATCGAAGTAGCCGGAACCCAATGGGACGCATGGGTCAACCAGAGCTACGACAGAAAAGTCAAGGTGTACGGCATCATCCGCAAATGGGCGCTTGAATGCATCGAAGAAGACGTCACATGGACAAACAGCCTTGTCAACTACTTCGAGACCGTAGCTCAAAACGGGTCAGCAGTCGCATTCACAAGCGATGAGCCAGTCAGGGAGATCAGCAGTACAAACGTCTACGTTTTGGCCGTTGAACTCGGTTTGAGCGGTCTGGGAGACAACAACATCAGAAAATTCACTCTGAGCTTACAGGAAGCGTAATCCCGTGCAAGACAAAAACTTGAGAAAACAACTTGAGAAGTTAAGCCCTGGAGACCTTGTTTGCGTTGAATGGTGTGACGCAAGCGTCGGCAAAAGCCTGGGCAGTGGTGTCGCCGTTGATGTGCCTGTCAAGTCATTCGGAGTATTCATAGGTGTTTTGGGCTCCAAAAACAAGCACGTTGTCATCGCTCAGAATGCTTTCAAGTATTCAGATGGTTTCTTCGACATCGACTACACGTCGATCCCGCTTTCATGGACAGTGCAAATAATCCTCGTAACCAAGAACCTCGTCAATTCCACAGAGGCTCAGTACTTGGTCAACAGCTTCCTCATGGGTGGAAGGCGAACACTGCAAAACCGGACACGGCAACAGAAAGTGCGCAACCATGACCGACTTCATTAAGAGAGCCCTAACACGCAAACTGATTCGAAAGGGCAGAGGCAAGCAGCAGGTCATAATCGTCCAACCCAATGAAAAGCTCGTGTTACTCGTAAAATTCAGCATAGGCATGACACTGTGCCTTTCTGGCTTAGAAGTTACCTACGTAGCTTTCATGAGAACATGGAATACCGAAATCTTCGCTGCAATCACGGGACTTATTGGAACGGTATCCGGGGTCTTAATCGGAAAACATGTGTGACTGGCTCTACTCTTCCTTCAGATTCCAGTCTGTCGGTACATGAAGTCGGGGTTCTTTTTCATAGTAGGCACGGATTTCGTTGAACTTGTCATCGATATGAAGAGTCATCGCAGCTATTCTGTCGTACAATGCCAAGGTCTCTTTGTCGGGCAAAGGATCTGACAGTTTACAGTTGAGGAAACCCCAGCCTCCATCCCACGGCAGAATCTCAATCTTGTTCAGAGCGAGAAAATCTCGGACAACGTCACCCCAGACGAATCTCAAACCGTGCATATCAAGAATCCCGAATTTGTCAGGATCAGCTTTTCCTGACCGGCACATTTGCCAAGCCTTCCCTGCCGTAATAAACTCTTCAGGCGGAATATCGAATGGGTCAAATTTGATTTTGAAAAACTCGATTGCACCTTTGTCAAGTTCCGAGTCGACCATGATCCAACGTCTTTCTGCAGCGTTCCAGTACTCACCGACCCAATGGTCCACGTACTTGCCAGGTTCGAAATATGCGCCGAAGCCACAGCGAGCCCG